CTCAAATCCATCGGGACACCCTTTGACCGTGATCATTAACAACATCGTCAATTCGCTGTATTTGCGTTACGCTTATTATGCGATGCATGAGGATGAGGAGGTGCCCGATTTTGATGAAGTTATTGCCTTATTGTGTTATGGCGATGACAATGCAGCAGGAGTGTCTGAAAGTGAAGAGAAGTTTAATCACACAACACTCTCAACTGAGTTGGCCAAAATTGGAATTACGTACACAATGGCTGATAAGGAAGCTGAGTCAGTTCCGTTCATTCCCTTTACGGAAGTGACTTTCCTCAAGCGGTGGTTCCGCTGGTGCGATGAATCTCAGAATTATAAAGCACCCATTGAAGAGGCAAGTATCACCAAATCCCTCCACAATTACATGAAGCGGAGAGGAAGTGATGTATTGCCAGAGGAAATTTCAGCGCAAGTCATTCGTGGGGCCAATTTCGAATTCTTCCATCACGGGAAGGAAGTTTTCAACAAACGTCGTGAGCAGCTGCATCAGGTTGCCGACGTTTGTGGAATTCGGAAATTGGTTGGTGATCTGGATACGTACGAGGACTTACAGATACGATATCTGGACGCTGGTTGGAAGCGGGACATACTGGATGAACCAGATGTTCCCATGCTCCTCTCAGCAGAGGAGTTCACGTCTCGGGATGACGAGAAAAGCGTCCCGCCGACTGCAGCTACGCAGTCGTAAAGTTAAAGATAGCCCTGTGTATATGGATACGTACTTACATAATATTTTGTGTCTTGTATATATTTTAAGTAACGCTTTGCACTTGTCTCAGCTGGCCTCGTCCAGTACACCTATTTAGGTGGGGTAGGGAACCCAAGACAACGCACTCTTATACGTGTTTTGATGTGGACTGTATATTGAACAACTACATTAGTAATAATTCCAACAACATGGACCCGGCCTCATCCGGGAGTACTGAAGGAGTAGCGGTCTCCGAAGAAAGAAAACCGTTAGATATGACAACATCAGCGAGTGACAGTTTACAGCAGCAGAATATCACTTTTGACGACGCAGTAGCTGGTCACGGTGATTCACGTGGGAACCATATCGACCCTATACGTGATCACATCATGGCGCAAGACGTGGGGCTCGGTGATTTCTTTTCCCGACCCCTCAAGGTACACACAGCACAGTGGACGCCTGGTAATAGTCTAGATTTCACAATTAATCCCTGGACTTTGTTTTGGGAGAATCCAAGAGTCATCAATAGGGTAGTGAATTACAGACTGTTGCGTTGCACTATGAAAATCAAGGTCGTTATCAACGGGAATCCATTTTATTATGGAAGGGCAATATGTTCGTATGTCCCACTCCCAGGTGTTGATGATTTGACCACTTTGCGAGGTGGTGTCCGAGCAGATTTAGTAGGAGCTTCTCAGAAGCCTCATATCTACTTAGACCCAACTTGCTCTCAGGGAGGAGAACTAGAACTACCGTTCTTCACCCCGAGTAATGTTCTTGACATAACCACTTCAGAATGGCAAACTATGGGATATTTACAGTTCGCTTCTCTGAATGATCTCAAACACGCTAATGGTTCTACAGACCCTATTACCTTAGCTGTGTTTGCATGGGCGGAAAATGTCAGTATGGCAATACCGACCCAGACGGAGCCAACGACTTTGGTTGCACAATCATTCTTTAGTAAGATGAATACTTCAGATGAACGTGTTGGTATTATTTCCAAACCTATGTCAACGGTGGCCAAAGCCGCAGGTTTAGTCAAGAAATTACCGCCCCTTGCTCCGTTTGCCACGGCAACAGAGATTGGAGCGGGTGCAATCGCCACATTAGCATCCTTGTTTGGTTTTTCCAAGCCTTCCATGGATGTAAATGATGGTGTAATACCGGTCAGTAAGACTTCTCTCGCTGCATGCGATGGACCTGAGGTTATTACAAAATTGACCGTTGATTCCAAACAAGAAGTGTCCATAGATCCACGGATTGGTGGTATAGATGTGCCAGATGAGTTGCCCATCTTACACTACGCCACTCGGGAGACTTATTTGGAAACTTTTGACTGGGCAATGCCTGGTGGAGCTTCCGGTCCCGAGGACTTACTTTGGAATTGTGTTGTAGATCCTGGATTGCACAGGATATATAACAACGGGAGTGTCAATGAATTACACATGACAGCTGCCCATTTTGCGTGTTTACCATTTGAATTTTGGAAAGGAACTATACGCTTCCGTTTTCAAGTGGTGGCATCGCAATACCACAAAGGTCGTATTAAGATTGTGTATGATCCAGTTATGACGCCAGCATCTGGAGCATCTGAATATAACACAGCTTATACAACTATAATCGATATTTCCGAGGAAAAGGATTTTGTCGTTGATTGTGGTTGGGGTCAAAACACTCCTTGGCGCAGGCACTTTCGCGCTACCGAAGCAGAAGCAAATATGTTTGCCACAACGCCTCTTACATATGATTCTCGAACTGATACGGAGGGAAATGGAACCATTGCGGTTTATATCGTAAATGATCTCACCTCACCTGATTCAGTTGTAGATAATGACATTCAAATCAATGTATTTGTCTCTGCGCTTGATGATTTTGAAGTTGCAGCTCCCACTGCAATCGATCTTCGTTACCTTAGGGTTTTCCATCCCGAGGCTGACGATCAAGATTTAGATCCCCAGAGCACCTTCGAGTCGGCTCCGTACGGAGCACAGATCAAAGGGGACATGGGTGAGGAGAGTCCAACTGACGGCACCTTGAATAAAATTTATTTTGGTGAAGTTATTTGCTCTTTTCGGCAACTTCTGAAGCGTTACAACTTGCACGAAATCCTAATTCCCATCTCGGACTTCGACACGTTTGATCGCTTGAATTTTCAAACTTTCCAACGAACGGCTATGCCCTTTGACACTGGGTATTCGCCAAATTCGCCTTTCGTTGATTTTGGACGGCCAACCGCCTTTACCGAAGATTGGGTAAATGGGTTCACTCCACTGATTAGTTACATTAAGTGGGCCCACGCAGGTTGGCGCGGTGGCGTACGGTATCATTTGGATTCATCTAATTTTATCCATGCTGATACAAACTATGGAACTGATGCTATCAATGTTAACAGCAATGAAGCATCTTGGTCTCTTGGTCGTTTGTCAAACGAAGTAAACCAAGCCATAGTTAACGCTGTCGATGCTGGTGACTATAACACAAGCACTGCTGGTGATAGTCACCTTGATCTGATGGAAAGAGTTCTCTCGTGGCATGAGGATGCAACTGGACATGCTGGAGTTACCCGGTGGAATACGCGGGTGAACCCACAACATTCTTATGAGATTCCTTTCTATTCAGACAAGCGTTTCCTTCCCGGACGACAACGCACAAAGTGGTTTTCTATCAGAGACCCTATGTTTGTTTTGGACTTGGTCCGTCCCTCGTCGTTCCGGAATGATTCGTCACATTTCTTTCACTACGTATCCGCGGCGGAAGATTGGACTCCTCTGTTCTTTCTTGGTGCACCGCCCTTATACTTTACGACCACATACACGCCCGCACCATAGAGTGAGCTACAGCTTTGAACAAATGTAGTAAATCTAGAGAGTGATCCTCTAGTTGCACCGTGTCAAGAGACAATAGTCGATAGGTACGGCGGTGTAGCACATACGTGT